GTGCATCCTCTGCCATGCGTCCCTTCGCTGCATCGAAGAACTTACGACAGCCAGTGAATGGGCCGAACGCATGTTGGTTGTCAGTGTGCCACACAGTTACATGGGCAAACACTGCCATGTCACCGTTGGATGTAGACACGGTTTCTACCTGTGCATCCCATCCCCAACCCAAACCGATTGGCCCGAACTGTTCAGTCATCATTCGAACCTGATACTGTGGATCGATAGCTGTGAATGATCGCGCTCCGAAGCTCACTTTCTTTAGATATTTCGGGTCTGATTTGGACAGTGAATTCCATATCGCTAAGTTTTCTTTTGTCATGGCTGAATCTCCTTTTCTTTGCCATATCTTCTTCAAGCTTTCGCTCGTTTCTTTCTGTGTGCCACTTACCTTTAGCCATTACTTGTTCCGCTTGGTAATGCGCAGCGCACCACGCTTGTCACGTTTGACTGTGACTTGATCGCAGAATACCTCACGCTCATCGCTGCCGACCATGTTCTTTAGGTCTTTCTTTGCGTTCTCGAAGATGCGATTTTGTTCATAGCCGTTCACATATGTCACGGCTGCGTCAACGAACATGTTATCTTGCGATGCATCACGCACCACCATCTGATCAATGGGTATGCTCATGATGTCTACCTGCGGAACCTCGAAGCCTAGCGGCTCACGATCCTCCTCGACGTGCCGCCAGAAGTCAGCGATCACAGCAAGCATATTGATTGTGTAGTCACCATCATATGCAACGTGTGCGCTTTCCCATTTGTTATTACCAAAAAACACAGATAGGTAAGCACCTTGTGCTGCACCTGCTAACCACATATACAACTGAATTTGTGGCATGTACCACTCAATCACACTTTCCATGTCGTTGAATGCATTGGTGTGCTTAGCTTCAACAACAGCATCACCCCACATAGCATCGAGTGTTCCTTTGATTGGAACACCTACATCCGTTGTGCGTTCTAGTTCTTGTTGCTGATGATGCAGTATGCAGTCATGCTCTTGCTCGAACCAAGCCAAGTTAAAATTTTCAGTGTACGTACCCATCTGCACCGCAAGGTTGCGGCTCAAATCTTCGGGCAAATTACGACCAGTTTTGATGCACCATAGATCATACCAATCACCTTGCATAATCTTAACTGCATCACTGCCACCAATAAAGCCTTGTCTATTCATAGTTTTTTCTCCTCTATAAAAACTACTATCATCATTTGTTTACAGGTGCAAGATATTTTGCGAAGTCTTCGTCAGAAACTAAACCTGTTTCTATGACTTGCTGCCGCCAACGAGAGTTGGGATTGAGCAGGTAGTCAGGGATAGGATCGCCACGCAGTACACGCTTGGCATAGATCATATCAGTCTTGTCAGCTGCGTAGTTCACAGTGACATTGGGAACTGCAATGGCGCGTGAGTAATCCTTAACACCATCGACTGTTGAGTTGATAAACGTTTTGATCGAAGGCCATGCTCGCGCTCCATGGTTGGCGCGGACATGTCCATCGATCTTGATGAGTGTTTGTTCAAGATCAACTTGCTCGAACTGAGAGGGTATCTTGCTGTTCACATCCTGAACGATAAGCTCCATCTCCTCACGCAGTGTGTCATTGTCCATGCCTGATGGTGGTGTGTACCGTTTGAGTATCTTCTCTAGCCATGTACCAATGATGCGTTTACGATCTTCGAAATTCATGACTTGTCCTCCAACTTGTTAGGCATATCCCACACCAAGATTTCTTTGAGGCGATCCGTATTGGTGGATGCCTGTGGTGCAACGTCATCGATGTCATCATCCCAACGCTCACCGTTAAGCCACGTAGTCGGGTGCGGAATATATTGTTTTTCCTTCCCCTCCACCGCGGCTGCAAACTTCTTGACTGCTTCGATGATCGCCACTGGCTTTTCTTTGCTGCACGCTTTCTTAAAGGCAAGGCGTGCATGACCCTTGGCAACTTTGCGTGGGTACAAATCCCAGAACTCATCGAAGGGTAGTGTCTGTGTGACACCCGAAGGTAATATATATTCTTCTAAGTTAATTATATTATTACCTTTGTGTGTCTGTGTGACACTAGTTTTGTTTGACATGATCTCCTCCTTCACAATGGTAAATTGATATAGACTGGGGCGACCCCTGCCGCCCGAGTATCTTTCGATGATGTGATTTTCTACACACCAATTCAACGCACGAATGACGGATGATCTGGACATGCACCCGAGCGTAGTCAAACGCTCGATGCTCGGGTAGCATGTCCCAGATGATCCAGTATGATCCGCTAAGATACATAGAATTAACTTGATCTGTGCGTTAGGTACTTGCCAACGCAGTACTTCACGTAGTAGTAATTCATTATACAAACGAAAGCCTCATTCGTTTTTATCTCTATACTCCTTGCAGGGTCGGCTATCTCCTCATTGCGCCGACCCTACTTTTTTTCCTCAGGTCTCCACAGTACTAGACTTGAAGTAATATGTCACACGTTTTCCATTTATTGTGCGCACATATTTATCTATCGGATAACCTGTTAGCTTAAGTTCATACACACGCGCAGCCAATCGCATTGTGCCAATCATATTGAGCGCATCGATGGGTGTGATGTGCGTACCTTGATCTAAGATATTCTTAAGCATTTTATTCTGTGTCTCTGTTTGCATCTTTATCTCCTAACAATTCTGCAAATAGTTCTGCTGGCATGATCACGATTGTCTGCGGCTTGCCAGTCTTCCGCTTATAGATTGCCATGTCACGCCCATCGAGAACGGTAAACGGACTTGGGAATCCTGACTTATCTCTATACTTAACTTCAGTTACCACATGTCGTCCGTCCAGTGTCGCGTGGATATCTCCTGACCACTCGCCTCCGAGTGATCCTGAGAGGGGGACGCGCTTAGCGGGGATTCCGATTGAGTTAAGCCACTCGGTAATCTTTCGCTCGTGGTAACTTCCCTTTGACTTATTTTTGTTTGCCATCTGTCTGCCTCATAACAATCAATACAAATAGTGTGATACCTAGCGGGTTTCACACTGGCTAAAACTTGAACAAAGAACTCGGATTCAAGTTCACATGCATCACATTTATAAGTCGTTCGACTCAGAACCTTTCGGGCAGATTTTGATCTCAACGCCAAGTGCATCTAACCAGCACGTCAACATGAACCCAGATGGCACACGTTTGTACTGCTCCCATTTATGAATCAGAGATGTTGTGCAGCCTATCATATCTGCCAACGCCTCTTGTGAATATCCTAGATCGTTGCGTCTATCGACAAGTGAATTGACCATCAGACTGTACGAGTCTGTCACTTTTGTTTCCTTCGAATAGTTTTCAAAGGTGGTCATAACTTCCTCTTGTCATTGCGTTTGAGGGTGCGCCCCTCTTTCAGCATCGCAATGATCTTCGCAACTTTCATTGCTGTCTCATACTTCAGATGCGTCTTACCGCCAATGGTTCTGTAGTATGTGGACGTTGGCACCCCTGCCTTGGTAAATACTTTTAGCAGGGGTACATCGATTTCAATTGCTTGCTCATGCAGCTGTTCAAGATATGTCTTTAACATACTGCATTGGTGCAACACCTAATCCAACAAGTCAAGATCGGGATCGAGTTCGATCTCTCCATAGCCACCACAGTTGGTGCAGTCATCATGGTATTCTTCTGTGGATGGCGGGGTATCTCTCGACACCCACGGCTCTGGTCTCCACTTGATAACGTATCCGTTACCATCGCATTCAGGACATGATCTAAGCATCTTCAAACTCCGCTTTATCTGACAGCCAACCTGCATCGTGGCGTTCATTCCATTCTTTGCAGAAGTCGATGGCCTCATCTTCTGTTACACCATGCAACAGGTAATGTTTTTCACCTGCATGTGGCTCTTTACCATTGGGCCACTTTGGATTGGGCCTCCACCACGTTCTATGAAATACATTATACATCGTCATCAATCTCCTCTAATGATGCCTGATATTTCCGTTCCCATTTTGCACTGGCACGGCGTACAAATTTATCACGATCAAATCGTGGGTTAGACTCGGCAAGTTTATCTGCCAAGTCTTCGATGCCAGTGGCCCATGCAAGCAGGGGGGCCACCTCATCAGCGATAAATTCAAAGTGCTGACGTGACATTTTCATAGTTCAAACTCCTCATGTTTGATTTCTTTTGTGGTCAGATTTGCTTCCGACTTACCGAACATTACAAACGAATGAGTATTCCCATCGTCGTCTTTTATGTACAGTGTGCGTGTATAAAAACGGCTGTTATCATACAAACAAATTTCCTCTTTGACATCAGTCACATTATGAATACGAACGTCCATCTTACCCCTCCAGTGTTACGGTTACATTGTAATTGATGTACTC